CTTGCAAAATTTAAAAGTGCTGGAGTGGATTGGCCAGTGTGGGTGATGCCTGTTGGTGCTAGAGAAGAAGAACAAAAAGACTCTGCAGGTGCTGTGGCCAAACGTGCTTTCCAACGTGGGTACAACGTGGCCGCAAGAGTACATGTGTATTTGTTCGGAAATGCAATAGGCACATGAAAATATTACTTACAGGAAGCAGTGGTTTTATAGGAAGCGACCTTACTCCAATATTAGAAAACTATTGGCAAGTGCATCACCTTAAAAGCAATCTACTAGATTATGACAAAGTAAAACAAGAAGTTGAAATGGTCAATCCAGATCTGATAGTGCATCTAGCAGCCAGAACAGAAGTTGAAAAAAGTTTCTATGAACAAATAAGTTTTAGTGAGGTCAATTATCTTGGCACTATCAATCTAATCGAGGCCACAAAAAAATGCACTAACTTAAAAAGTTTTCTTTTTGCAAGTACCATGGAGGTATATGGATGGCAACCAATAAGTGAAGAAATAAAAACAACAGGCACATATACACAAAGACAGATTTTTGATCATAATACTATACCACATCCTAATGCACCATACGCCGTGGCAAAATATGCTTGTGAAAAATATTTAGAATATGCGTCAAGATCTTATGACTTGCCATATACCATTATAAGACAAACCAACACGTATGGCAGAAAACAAAACGACTTCTTTGTAACAGAAGCAATTATCACTAGAATGCTTGCCAACAAAGATAGTATTGACATGGGATATGCTGAGCCTTATAGAAATTTTCTTCATGTAGATGACCTAATAGATATTTGGCTAAAAATAATATCCAACCCCGAAAAAGCTATAGGTGCCATTATAACAGTGGGTCCTGACAATGCTATTCAGATTAAAGATTATGCAAATCTGATAGCAAAAAAATTACAATGGAATGGAACAATTAATTGGAATAAACAACCAAAGCGGGATGGCGAAATATACTGGTTAAACAGTGGCAATAAAATGACAGAACTATTATACAATTGGACTCCAAAAGTAGACATTGATACAGGATTAGACAAAACCATACAACTATGGAAGGATAAATTAAAATGAGAGTATTTTCTAAAAGAAACTTCGAACGCCCCAAACAAACAAACAAATTAATACCATGGCGCTATTTGACAATAGTTGGTATAGGTGTTATAGTATTAATATGCTTGATAAATTAAAAACAATACTTACAAAAAAGCAAAAGGTGGAGAAGTCAGACAAGGACATAGCGACTGAAAAAGGTGAGCCATATATCAAAGTGCTAGACACAAACGTAGATCCAAAAAATCCTAAATATGGATATTTCGAGTTGGATTGGAATGTGCATTTTGTAAACAATCTAAAACAACATGGTTTTTCTGGCAACACTGATGAAGAGGTGGTTGATCATTGGTTTTCAGTTTTGTGTAACACAATTGCAACTGAGGAGACTCCACTTGCCAACGACAATCAGATAGTCAAAGAGACAAAGAGAGAAGATGGAAAAACAGAAATCTCCTAAAACATATTTGCTGTTTGATTCAGCAAACACATTTTTCCGTGCAAGACATGTAGTTAGAGGGGACGACATATACACAAAAACTGGACTAGCATTACACATTTGTATGAATAGTGTTAAAAAATGTTACGAACGTTTCAAAGCTGATCATGTTGTGTTTTGTTTCGAAGGAAGAAGTTGGAGGAAAGACTTTTATCCGAGATATAAACAAAATAGAAAAGTAACAAGAGATGCCATGTCGCCTGCGGAACAGGAAGCAGACAAAGTATTTTGGGAAACTTTTGATGAACTTAAAAGTTTTGTTGAAGATAAAACTAATTGCACAACTTTACGCCATGATCAATTAGAAGCAGATGATCTTATTGCTGGTTGGGTGCAATCACATCCAAACGACAAACACATTATTGTTTCTTCTGATTCTGACTTTTATCAATTGTTGGCAGATAACGTGTCACAATATAATGGCATTACAGATACACTTATTACAATAGATGGCTTCTATGACGATAAAAACAATGAAATAATAGACAAAAAAACAAAACTTGCAAAAGCACCTCCTGAGCCAGAATGGTTACTTTTCGAAAAATGTATGCGTGGAGACGCATCAGATAACGTGTTTTCTGCTTTTCCAAAAGTCCGCACAACCAAATTAAAAGAAGCATTTGAAGACAGAAAAAACCAAGGTTTTATATGGAACAACATGATGCTAACAAGATGGGTAGATCATGATGGCAAAGAAAGAGTTGTAAGAGATGAATATGCTGTTAATCAGCAAATGATTGATCTTGCACAACAGCCAGATCATGTTAAACAAATGATTGCTTCAACAATTGCAGATGCAACTGATATGCCAAAAAAGGTTGCAAATGTTGGTATTCATCTGTTAAAATTTTGTAATAAACATGAACTAGTGAGGATAAGAGACAATGTTAAATTTTATGCAGAACCTTTCAATGCCCGACTCTATCAAGACCAAACAATTACTGCCTGATAGATTCTGGATCATTGAACACAATGGATCAAGAATAGGAACTATCCAACGACATGATGTTAATCAATTTATAGTTACTGGCTCTGACTCGTCTGTATCAACACTGACGCTTGAAGAAATAGAAGAACACTTTGGACTTTTCAAACAAACAAAGTTATCAGATGTACAAAAAGATATTGTGGTAGACAAGGAATGTTACGGCTATCCTACAAAACATATTCCATATAATGCTGTATATGATGTGCAACACAAGTTGCCCTTGTATTCCAAATCAAAAAATTCTAACAATATGTATGCGGCCGGTTACTACTGTGTAAAATTTCCTAAAGGTTGGGTCAAAGGATTTTGTCCAAAACTTAGCACTATTGCACACAATGAATACAAAGGTCCATTCAAAACTGTAATTGAACAAAGGAAAGTATTTTCAGATGTCCACAAAAGTTGATGACACCCTACATTTAAAAAACTTTATTGATGTAGTCAATCGAGCAGATAACTCACAACAAAGAGAAATAAAAATTGATATTGAACACGCCAAACGTGTCCGCAATGCATTAACCACACTTCTTATTCATTATGTTGAAATCACCAGTAGACGAAGCGGCCAATCATCCGATATAAGTATGGACGGAGGAAATTTTAAATGAATATAGTTTGGACAAAGCCTGGTTGTCCTTTTTGTGACATGGCAAAAAATTTACTAAAGGAAAAAAACATACAATTCGAAGAAAGAAATCTTGGCAATGGATGGACAACAGAACAACTATGGGAGTCTATACCAGGCGCAAGATCAATGCCCCAAATAATACTTGACGATAAAATTATAGGCACATATCAGAACTTACAAAAGCATTTTTCCACATAATGTTTAGATAAATACTCATATAATGAGTAGACCTAAACCAAAGATATTATTACAGTACACTAACAAAAAATCATATAAGATGGAGGAAGTGTTAGAGTCATCTGCCATTTGGGCAGTGTTTTACAAAGGTAATCCAATTAATCTTAAATCATCTTCTATTATATCAAACTATCCTGGACCAAAATATAAAAAAGTTTCCTTTTCAAATCCCGGACATGCTTTCAATCTTGCTCAAAAATTAAACACCATGTTCAAATGCAATGATTTTGCTGTATACGAACTTAGCCAAGGCAAGCAATTGAAAGATGAAACTAACTAAATCAAGACTTGCAGAACTAATAAAACAACAGTGTGATCTCACAACCAGCACTGAAAAAACAATCAAAATAATGTTTAGGAACTTTAAACACGAAGACAGCCATTTTCAATTAAACTATAAAGGATACCATCTTATGAAATATGCAAAATTCAAATGGTATAAAATCAAAATTACATCAAAACTTACTATGAAGGCACTTTTAAATTTAGATCGCAACTGCCCTGCTCCTTATTACATAAATGGCAAAAGAACATATGTGTTTATGTTTTCTGAACAACCGGCAGTGATGCTACAATTACTGGATGGGGATCTAAAAAACTTCCAATTATAGCGGCTTTTGTGCTGGTTGACATAATACCATGTGGCTTTATAATAAAGACATAAGGAGAGTATATAAAGATGAGCAACAAAACTATAGAAACTACAAGACAAATAGGCCCAAAGCAGGCTATCACAGCACTTCAACATTGCATTAGTATAAAAAGACCAGTGATGATCTGGGGTGCACCAGGTATTGGCAAATCAGACATTGTCAAGAAGATTGGAGACGAACAGTCACGTGAAGTGATTGATATTAGATTACCATTATGGGAACCTACTGACATTAAAGGTATCCCTTTCTATAATTCAAAATCAAATGCGATGGAATGGGCACCACCCATTGAACTGCCTTCCGATCCTAAAAGTAAAGCAATTTTATTTTTAGATGAAATAAATGCGGCTCCTCCTGCTGTGCAGGCCGCGGCATATCAACTTATATTGAATAGAAAAGTTGGCGCATACACATTGCCCGAAGGCGTATCGATTGTGGCCGCTGGTAATAGAGAAACTGATAGGGGCGTAACTTTCAGAATGCCTGCTCCGCTTTCTAATCGATTTGTCCATATTGAAATGAAGGTAGACTTTGATGATTGGTTTGAATGGGCCACACTTAATAATATTCATGCAGATGTTGTCGGTTATTGCACATTTGCAAAAAATGATTTGTATGACTTTGATCCAAAAGGATCATCTAAGGCGTTCGCGACGCCAAGGACTTGGTCTTTTGTAAGTCAATTACTAACAGAACACCTGCCGGATAATACTCTCACTGATCTGGTTGCAGGTGCTGTTGGGGAAGGCACAGCCATCAAATTTATGGCTCATCGTAAAATTGCGGCTGACCTTCCCAATCCAACAGACATACTATCCGGCAAAGTTAAGAAGATGCCAAAAAAAGTCGAAGTGTCAGGACAATATTCTTTGGCAGTGTCAATGTGTTATGAACTAAAAGAGCATGAACAAAGCAAAGAGTTCGACAAAATGGCTGATCACTTTCTTAACTTTATGATGGACAACTTTGATACTGAACTGACAGTAATGGGTGCCAAAATTGCATTGTCCACATACAAACTTCCTATGAAGCCAAGCAAGTTAAAATCATTCAATAAGTTCCATGAAAAGTTTGGCAAATATGTTGTAGCAAGTATGGAGGGATAATGAGATCTGCACAAGAAGAAAAAATTGTAACTGCTAGAGTATCTTTATTGTTGAAAAAGCCATTCTTTGGCAACATGGCAACAAGATTGAAATTGATTGAAAAGCCTGAAATAAGGACGGCGGCGACAGACGGAAGACATCTTTGGTATGCTCCTGAATTTATAGATCGATTGGATGTTAAACAAGTTGAATTTTTATTA